CACCTGACTTTGCAGAGGGTATACTTGTAGACCTCAATTAAATATTCCATACGGAATAAATATCAAGGCAGTCTTTTGACTGCCTTGATTGAATATCTGATAGTAGTAAAGAAAAAGAAAAAGTGTCTAGGTTACAATCATGTGCCTATTTTTATGGAGTTTAATATGAATACCAAACTAAAAAACAGAGGGTTATCTTCCCTCGATGTAACAGATGAAATGCGTAAAGATGCGGTTCGTATTCGTTTCATTTACCGAAGAAGATACTCAGGAGATTTAAATAAATGGGAAACAGATTTTATTATAAATCTATATTCAATATGGAAGAAAAATAAAACCCCTATTAGATTATCTGAGAAACAATCTGATATTCTCAAAAAGATTTATAATAGGATTATTAATCCTGATACTTATTCTATCGTGAGATATCACAAGCACCGAGATAATCGAGTCATTAAGAAAGGTCTTACCCTTGAACAAGCACAAGCACATTGTCAAAGGGAAGATACTCATGGAGACCAATGGTTCGATGGTTATCGTGCAGAAAAAAGTAATAGTTTAATTAAAAATTTAAAAAGATATGGGAGAAATTAATCATGGAAAATTTTATAACTTTTAAACCAATCTCTTTGAAAAAGATTCTCAAGGAGACAAACTTAACTAGAGATGATTTTAATGTATCACATTGGAAAGAGAGCAATGAGTTGCCTTTAAAAGATGTTGATGGAAATCATATTTGGCTTGATATGTCTGTCGCTGAAAACCCTGATAACATTTATGGGTTTATCAGATATGGAGAGAATGATGTTGATGACATGATTAAAATCATAGAAGAAATTTCAGGGCAGACAATTTACTCTGAGCATCATCGATATTATCCCTACATATTTGAGGGAACATTTGATGATGGTTTCAATTCTGTAAATGAAATGATTAACTTAATCGAGCATGACTTGGTTTCTGATAACCCACAATTTAAGGAGGACTACTAAATGCGTATAGATGAAACCTCTTATGAGGTAAGTGAAATATTTCATAAACATTATGATGACACTAAACCTAAAATTAATTCTGATACATTTGGCAGTTGGATAAATGTGTGTAATGGCTTTCAACAACATAACATTAGTACAAAAGAATTTATGTCTGAGAGTGGTTATAGAAAACATTTCGATGTACCGAAACAATTTTTAGCACCGAGTAAAGCTGATAGAAAAAAACAGTTGGATGCATTATTAAAAACCGAGTGTTGGTATTCTGCTGATGGCAAATATAAAGTTGCAAAAGTTGATGCCGAGCAAGGAGATTACAATGCTGTAGTTCATATGCCTGATATAACTATAACTTGGCTCTCTATCAGAATGTTAAACAATGACCATCTTTGTGATTGGAGAGAGTTCCAAGAAATCAAAAATGATTTGTGTGGCAAAGAGCGAGAAGCAATCGAAATCTATCCATGTGAAAGTAGATTGGTTGACGAGGCAAACACTTTTCATCTTTGGGTTTTACCTTTGGGAATATCTTCTCCATTTGGTTGGAAAGGTATTAGGTCTATTGATACTAGAAAAGGAAACAGAAAAAGAAAGGAAGATTAAAAAGAGGGGGAAAGAAATTTCCCCTTGTCTAGGTTTGTTGATAGGGGGTTTCGTATATTGGTATTATGTCGGTCTCCAAAACCGAAGAAATGAGTTCGATTCTTATAACCCTCGCCAACAAAGAAAAAAAATTATGATAGTATATATATGATAGTAGTAAGAAAAAAGAAAGTGAGTGTGTGGGATGTGTGTTGTTGGTTTTAGTTTGAGCATAAACTGATTTGCCATGCAGAGGATTCTATTGGGGGTGAAAAAAAATTCACCTTCATAAAATTATAAGCTCTCAAAACATAAGTATTCTGTATGGAATATTTATTTTTACATTTTTACTGGGTTAAAAAAGCTCCAGCTAAAAAAGTGTCTAGGTAATTTGTTAACATTATTAAAGGAGAATAAAATGTCAGAACCTAAATTAAAAGAAGTCCTGTATGAAACAGGCATCTTAGCAGATGAACACATTTGCTATAATTACTTTGCACCAAAGCTAGTAGTAGAGTGCTTGGGCAGTATTAAGGAATATTATCTTCTTGATATTATCCATGAGGATTTGAAACAAGAAATCATGGATGAAATCGAAGAACACATATATAGTATTTCACAAGGGGATGACCGAATGGTTGACCCACCACAATTTACATCAAAAGGAGGAGAATAAAATGTCAGAACCTAAAGAACCTAAACATGATAGACCTATTGATATTGACAGTCTTGAGTTTGATGCTTTTCTAGTAATGATAAAGCATAAACTTTTGAGAGAGGGTCATACTGAAGATGAGGTTAAATACATATTAGAAGATTTTACTGAGTCTATAGATGGCTATAATAATATGACCTCTCAAGAAAGAGATTTATATGAGGAAGTAGGCAAAGAAGTAATGGGTACTACCTCTGAAAGTTTCATTAACTTCATGGAGAAAGACATCGATGAGCAATCAAAGCTATCAGAAGATGCCTTTAAAAAAATATGCAATTAGTAAAAGTATATAAAGGCAAACTATCTGAAGTTTCTGAACAAATAAAAAAAGAAAAGAATGAATATCTTGCTGAAATCTATGGGGAGAATATCATTTGGAATCCATTTTTACAGGAGTATGAATAGTTTTGAATCATGGACTGCGAACATCACGACATATAAGTGAATCATTGCTCTAGAACATCATATAAAAAGAATGAATCACAAGTTACGAACAGCACACATGACGAATGAACCACAACCTAAGAACATCATTTTGGTTGAGTGAATCAAGTTTACGGAACATCATTAGTTATGAGTGGATAAGAAAGGGCAGTTTTCTGCCCTTTTTTATTATCAAGCCATTTTAAAGCGATTTAAGGGGTGCTTTTTTCTGATTACAAACATCATTCAACATACCCCTGATATCTCTGTATGCTAATTTATGTGGGTCGATTTTTGACAAATCATTGAAAATGTATAGGTTTAAAGTTATAATCATCTGTTATGGCAAAATTATTTAACTTTCCTGATGGGAAAGAAATGCATAAAACAGAGGGAAATAATTCTATAGATATCATACATAATATTGGGGAAGAACTATCTCTAGTATTTAAAAAGGATAAAGTAATATTAACATATTCTGCTGATGATATAGGAACTGATTCTTTTTGGATGCTTATTTGTGCTATAGTTTTTCTTTACAGTCTAGATGATGGATTTGAAGAAATGAGAGACAAAGTTTTAAAGCATACTATTGAAACAGGATTTCCATCTCGTTTTGCTCAACAAGAAAATGATGTTAGCTTTGAGTTTGATTTTAATTTAGATGATTAATTTAGGGAGAGAAAAATGTCTAATAAAGAAAAAGTTTTATTTGAAAAACTAAAAACCAATCTTAATAATGCAAGGATTGAAAAAATGTTGCATCAAGATACCTTTAATAAAACAGAAAACCATCCTGATGAGATACTCCTTATTGGAGAAATAGAAACACTTGAAAGGATTGTTGAGTGGGAGGACTTCAATGAATATCGTTAATATAAAACCCATAAGGGATAAACTAGAAATTGATGACGAGTTTAGAAGAGCAGTATACACAATCAATAATAGTATAATGGATAATTGTTATGGAGAAATACAAGCCAATAATAGTAAAGTAATAAAAGCATGGAAAAAATTTCTAAAAACCATTGACTATGATACACAAATAGTATAGTTTCTAATTATTCATAATTAAACACTCTATGTTTTCCCCTCGCTCTTCGGAGTGGGGGGATTTTTTTTTGGTCTAAATCCTACAATTAGGAATTTTATTAGGAATTTTAGGAATTTTAGTGGGATTTTTCGGGATACAAAATTCCTAACGCTGTGTAAAAATAAATATTCTGTATGGAATACTTATGTTTTGAGGGTTTTTATATTTCCATGAAGTCATCAGCAAATGACCAATCAACTTTTTCTGTATGCTTAGAAGCAAAGCACCCTGTTATAGGATTATGACTCAAGTAAATAGTCTGTGGACTACCTAACCAAGACCATCTAACTTTCCAAATCTTACATAATGGATTCCTATCTTCATCTCTATGTATGGTAATGCCATTATCTGTTTTAGCAAACCAAGACATGGAGTTAGCAATCTCCATTCCCTCAGGCACTCTTGTTCTGTCTTGTAGTTTAGATGGATGAGCAACAAAGAATACATGGGTATCATTAGCTACTGCCCAATTTTGTACCTTAGTTAATATGTTGCTAACAACCTCAGAAATATTTCCTCCATCATCTGTCTCAATCCAATTGTATGGGTCAATAACTAAAATCTTCGCACCCCACATCACACTCGCTGATGCTATATCTAATATATCTTCAATCTTATTAGACCTCCCCCCACTAAAATCTTGAAACACAAAATGGTCATTAATAAAATCCATTGATGCATCTAATTCTTCTTCGGTTATTTTTTCTGCACCCTCTGTATCAAAGAAAACTTTTCCTGATATGTGTGTTGCTAATTGGGTTAAATGTTCTGCCATAGGTTTTTCAAAAGAGGCATAACATATTTTTAATCCATAAGTCTGAGCAAGATAGACACAACAGTCATCTACGAAATTAGATTTTCCACTAGATGGTAACCCTGTTACAACAGTCATTTGTTTTGTAGCAATCTGTAATGGAACTGCTGAATGAATATCATACCCTGTTGGCTTTCCCTCTGTATACAACTCATCAACCTTACTTCTTATATCAACTGCTCTATATAATCCTGATACAGGATATGGCTTTCTTTGTTGGAGTCTTTCAATTAAGAAGTCTTTCCCCTCTTTTTGTAGGCACTCATTTGCGTCTTTATATGGCGATAAATCAACCAACCAACACTTCGCCCTACCTATTCTTCTAGCTAATTCTTCTAGTAAGTTTTTCCCCTGTTCATCTGAATCCCCTGAGAATATTATCTCATCAATACTATTTAGTTTTTCTCTAGCTGACCAAACATATTTATATTTGGTATCTTCTTGTTCTGTTTTAATTTTTTCAGAAAGTTTATTAGATGCACCATTAGGAACACTAACCACACCTATCCCCTCCTTATCCTTTAAAATGCTCATCCAAGTTAGAGCATCAATTTCCCCCTCACAAACTATTAAAGATTTCTCGTCAATAATACTGTTAATATTAAAGAAAGTATTACAGTTACCCTCCATACTAAACAGCTTATCAGTATCAGCAGACCTCCATTTGATGGCAGTTACATTATTTTCTTCATCTAAATATGGGAAGCCAATACCATTTCTTTTTCTTCCTTGAAAGGAATAAACATTCCCTATGGAATATTTATCTATTACATCTGAATCAATCTTTCTTGATTCTAAAAACTTAACTGTATCTTCCGTGTGTTTGTAATTTTCTAAATTAATCTCCCTCATAATCTCCTTTACCTTCTCTTTTGTAATTGTTTGTTTAGTAGTAATGGGGTTTTTATTTAAACCACCATTAATACCGCAATGATGACAATAATATTTAATATTTTCTGAATCAATATTGACAGCTAATTCTTTTTGATGCTGATTATGTTTCTTTCTTCTCCCATGACATGATGGACAATAAATTCTATGTTGTCCTACATCTAAACCCTTTACTTTATCGTAAATTAACTCTCGCTCTCCCATTTATCTCTCCTAATTAAGTTTCTTTTTATCCGTTGTCATAATCTCAATGTTTTCCCACCAATTTTCAAGTATGTCATTGACAGGAAAAACTTGAACTTCTGTCCTTTGGTTTTCTATATCGTGATGATGCCTTATTAATTTAATTCTAACGCAGTTTAAATTATCAAACGCATAACCCTCCAGAAGATTCAATATAAGTGATTCATCTGTTTTGTTAATCTTTTTTGCAAAAATATCTAAAACAACACCAACATCGCCTGATATATAATCTTCACTTCTTCTTTTTTCATCTGAATCATCATCAAGTGATGATGGGTTTCCTACAATTGTTGCTTTAAATATTGATGACATACGCATAAGATACTCCTTGCTATTACTATTTAGATACTATATATAGATAGTATCTATATTAGAAAGAGTATAGATAGTATCTAGTAAGTATATACTATCTGAATATACTCTTGTTTAAATTTTAATATAAATTAAGGGAGATAAAATGACTAACGAAAATTGGAAAATAGAAAGAGACCAAGTACCTCCAAGAGTTTTTGGCAGAGGTGCTATGATGAAACACAACATTCCTTTGGAAGAATTACGACCACCACGAATCGCTGATGATGGAGAAGTATTAAGAGATAGTTTAGTTTTACAAACTGATACTTATCCTGATGAGGCAGAGGATAAAATTGGAAGAATAAGAGCATTTGTTCAGCGTCATGTGAATAAGATGAAAAAGGCAGTACCTGAGAAAGATGTTCCTAAGTTTTCAGTTATGTTCGGAGAACATAAACTTACTATAGTTATTTGGAGAACCAAATAATGCATTATAAAAATGACAAGATGTTACCTCTTTATATTTTAAGAGGAATACAACAATCTTGGCAACATTCCAAAGGCGATGCAGAATTTTCTGTAACTGAATTGCTACAACCACCAAAGGTTAGAGCATTAAGGTTACTTAATAAGGATGCAATTGTTGAAGATTATTCTGATTCAATAGCATCGTTTATTGGAACTTCTGTCCATAAAATGCTTGAAGATGGGAATAAGGATAAGGAAGAATACATTACCGAATCTCCTTTATCTCATGTGTTTAAGGATATAACTGTTGGCGATGACACTTGCAAGGTATCAGGAACAGTTGATTTAATTGATATAAAAAACTACACATTAGTAGATTTTAAAACTACAGGAGCATATGGAGTTATGTATGATAAACCTGAGTGGGAACAACAATTAAATATTTATGGATATCTTTATGCGAAACAGGAAAACAAAAAAACCTTACCTACTTTAGAAATATCTGCAATCTTAAAAGATTGGAGTAAAAATAAAGCAGAAAAATCTAATACTTATCCACCTAGTCCTGTCTATCAGAAACCTATTGTTTCTTGGAATATGGAAAAAGTAGAAGATTTTGTTAAGGAAAGAATCAGGTTACACAGAGTAGCTTTGGAAGAACCTGATATGTTTGACTGTAGCGATGAAGAGAGATGGTTATCGCCAAAAGGTGTTTACAATAGATGTAAACACTATTGTAATGTTAATCAATTTTGCAACCAATATAAGGGAGAGATAAATGGCGGAGAGCAAAACAAAAAATAAATCACAATTTAAAGAAATATGGGATAACCTCTACAGCATAGATGTTAGTGAACATATTGAAAAGAAAATGAATTTAGATTTTCTTTCTTGGGGAAAGGCATACACTTTAATGGTGCAGACCTACCCTGACTTTACATTTGGAACTGTCGATTATGATGGATGTCCATATCAATTACTACCAAATGGAACTGCAAATGTTTCAACATGGATTGAGATTAATGGAATTCGTAGAGAAATGACATTGCCTGTCATGGACAACAAAATGAGAAGTACAATTAATTTGGATTCAAGTCTTGTTAATAAAAATGTTTGGAGATGTTTTGTTAAAAATTGTGCAATGTTTGGTTTAGGTATGAAACTGTACTCACAGATGAATGATGATATTGATACTATCGGAAATGAACCTGATACAGAAGTAGGAACAAAACCTGAGGCACTCACACCTCAAGAAGATGGATATCCGACTGACCAAGCTATAGATGATTTAAAGTTTCAGAAAGAATCAGGTGTAGATGAAACCATAAGTAATGAACCTACTGTAGCAAAAGAAAAAGACACTAAAGAAAGTGAAATGTTTATGGAAATGTGTTTATCATATTTAAAGTCTGAAAATTTATCTGTTAAGGAAATAGAAAATTTCTTCCCTGATAATAAAGATAATTTTATGAGGTTAAAAGATGAAATCCCAAGCGAATATAACAATCTAATAACTATGTTTAAAAACAAAAAGAAAGAACTACAAAAAGGAGATAAATAACTATGGTAGTACAATATAAAAAATCAGGCGGTAATGCTTTTAAAAATAACTTTGCGACAAGCGATAAACATCCTAAGTTTACAGGGAACATGATGATATCTAGTGATGTAATCAAAGATTTAATTGATTATGCTAAGAACAACACTACCCCTGAAGAACCTGAAAACATTAATAAAGCAAAAGTTAAAGTTGCTGTATGGGAAAGAACTACCAAAAAGGGAGACCCATATATGTATATTCAGTTAGAGGCAGTACCATCAACAGAGTTGAAGAAAGATGATGCTCCGTTTGATGATGACAATCCTTTAGCATAACGAACATTGGGTGTGTCGAGACTCAGGTTAAGAGTAAATACGAGGTTAACATAATCACTAAAGGGTTTATCTATCAGGAATAAACTCAAATCAGTTAAACGAAACGCAGACCAAGACTGATGCCCAAGATAGTCGATGAGGTAGGGAGATATCCAATAAAACAATACACGCCTACCTCATTGGCGAAATAAATATTCCATACAGAATACTTACGAGGGAAATACAATGAGCGAAGATAAAGTTACAAATCAGGATAAGTTTGAGGATTGGATGGATAATTCTCCTGCTTATGAAAAAGATTGCACAGATATGTGGGAAGAAAAAGAAGATGATGGCAGTACAACAATTGTTTATTGTTATTGGTTTAAAATAACAAAGTAATGACTGTCAAAATATATACAGGCGATTGCCTTGAAGTGTTGGACAAACTAGAAGATGATTCTATTGATTGCTGTGTAACAAGTCCAAGCTATTGGGGATTACGAGATTATGGAACAGCAACATGGGTAGGTGGCGACCCTAACTGTAGTCACAAAAGAGATTCAAAATTTTCAGAAAATACTTCCACAGGACAAAAAAACCTAGAGGGTGCTATTGGCGATGGGATATATAAGACTGTTTGCAAAAGATGTGGAGCAGTTAGAGAAGATAAGCAAATAGGTTTGGAAGAGCATCCGTTTGAGTATGTAAAAAAAATGGGCGATGTGTTTGATAAAGTTAAAAGAGTTTTAAAACCTGAGGGAACATTATGGTTAAATCTTGGAGACTCCTACATTGGAGGAGGCAGAGGTTGGGAATACTGTAAAGATGGAACAGTACAGCAACAAAGAGTTGATGCGGGAGTGCGGTACGGAAATCCCACAGGGAAAATTGATGGTTTCAAAGCAAAGGATAAAGCGGGAATACCACACCGAGTTGCCTTTGAATTACAAGATAGAGGTTGGTGGTATAGGTCTGAAATAATATGGGCAAAAAACAATCCAACACCTGAGAGTGTTACGGATAGACCAACGACTGCACATGAACAAGTATTCTTAATGTCGAAAAGCAAGAAGTATTATTATGACCAAGACTCGATTCGTGAACCACATACTTGGCAAGAATCAAACCCAAAACCTACAGAAGAAAAAAGAGAGGGTAAAAAATATAAAGATAAGAAAGATTATGCGGGTGGTGGAACAGGATTACTTGGACATAGTGGAACAAACAAAGCAGACGGAACACCAATTAATCATCCATTAGGTAAGAACAAAAGAACAGTTTGGAATGTAAATCCAAGACCATTTCCTGAGTCGCATTTTGCAGTTTTTCCTCCTGAGTTAATCAAGCCGATGATACTTGCGGGTTGCCCTGAGGGAGGTACAGTTCTTGACCCATTTGGTGGAGCGGGAACAACAGGGTTGGTTGCGAATCAGTTAGACAGAAACGCTGTTTTGATTGAATTAAATCCTGACTATGTAGACATCATAGAAAAAAGACTTGGAAATGACGCTCCCCTTTTCTCAGATATTCAAATAAATAAATAACACGATCTGGATAGATCATCTTTTAAGAAAAAAAAGAACCCTCAAAACATAAGTATTCCGTATGGAATATTTATTTTACATTACAGGTTGATCCCCATTCGAGGGCGATCTGGATAAATAATTTTATATGTACAAATGGAGATTTTGCACTTGCACAAAATTTTAATAGGTATATATAACTCTCGAAAGGAGAGTACAATATGGAAATGTTTGTTCACACAGTTACAATTTATACAATCATTTCATGCATTTCAAAAATCATTTGACTAAGAAACATGAATCCCCCAAAATACAAGTGAGCCAAAGAGTTTAGAACATCATTACAAATGAGCGTATAAAAAAAATATTTAATTAGTTGACAGAGTATTATTTAGTTTATATATATAGTAAGTATATTATAACTAAATAGGGAGGACATATTATGTCTACAATACTACCACTAAATCCTGTGACGAAACTTAAAAAAGATGTCATACAATCTTCTGAAACATTAGGCGATGCCGAAGTCAGACAGCTTGTTGATATATATTATAAGTATCAGGAAGACCGAATTCGCAACAATGCTCAAGTAAGAGAGGCGGAAAAGGTCAAAGAACCAAGCCGAGTTATACATTACTTGGCAGAACAATCTCATGTACTTGAGAAAGAAATCCAAAAAGTTTTAACTTATTATGTCAAAAGTAAAGATGTGGGAAGATGGCTAATCCATAATGTTGGAATAGCGGGAGTTCTTGCGTCAGGTCTTTTAGCACACATAGATATAAACAAAGCACCGACTGTCGGTCACATTTGGAATTATGCGGGGTTAAATCCATCTCCTGATAGAGAATGGAAAAAGGGTCAGAAAAGACCACACAACGCACAATTAAAAACTCTATGTTATAAAATAGGGGAAAGTTTTGTGAAGGTTTCTAATCACAAAGATTCTTTCTATGGTGCAGAGTATAAGAAAAGAAAACAATTCGAGATTGATAGAAATGAGCAAGGTTACTACAAAGACCATGCATCGAATCAATTGAAGAAAAAGAATTATGGTAAAACTACAGATGCATATAAGTGCTATTCACAAGGGAAACTACCTCCCGCACATATTCATGCTATTGCCAAAAGATGGGTAGTTAAACTTTTCTTATCGCATTTCCATGCTATTTGGTATGAACACGAGTTCGGACAAAAAGCACCCGTGCCGTATGCGATTGCACATTTAGGTCATGCACATTTAATTGAACCACCATTTACCATCGAAGACATTGACAGGGAGTAAGCAATGGGTCAGTTAGATATTGAACAGTATATGCAAGATAATCCTCATTTTGATGGAGACGAT